TGAAGCAGGTGTAACAGCTAGTGGTTCAACAGGTCTCACAACGAACTTACAACAAGGGTTGGCAAAAGGTTGGATGAATTTTGACCAAGATACGCCTACTATTGATGACAGTTTAAATATTTCTAGTGTTAATGACGATTCTACTGGAACTTTTAGTCCTTCATATACAAATTCTTTTAACAATGTAAATTATGCTTGTTCTGGCATAACAAATACAACAATTTTTGTATGTTTAGAAGATAATAATAATGAAACTACAGAGACAACAACATCTGATACTAAAATGCAAGCTATGCAACATAACGGAACTTTATTTGATTGCGAACAGACAATGGTAATTTGGCACGGAGACCTAGCATAAATGCTATGTGGGGAGTTATATTAAACTATATGCCTAGACCATCAGTAACAGAGGTAAAGTCTCAGATAGATACACATGAAGCTGTATGTGCAGAGAGATGGAAAGAGACTATCCTTCGCATAAAACGCATTGAGCATATTATGATAGGCACAGCAGGCACAACCATTATCCTATTGATAGGATTGTTAGTGAGGTAAAGTGGATCCAGCTTCTATAGGACTTGCTATTACAGCAGCATCAAAAGCATTTGGCGCAATAAAGGCTGGATTTGCAGCAGGTCGAGAGATAGAATCTATGGGCAAAGATTTATCTCGTTGGATGGGCGCAGTATCAGACATTGACAATGTGGAGAAGTCAGCAAAAAACGCATCACCACTTCGTAAATTATTTAAAGGCAAAGAGATAGAAGCTAGTGCAATAGAAGCGTTTACAGCCAAGAAAAAATTAGAAGCACAGCGCCAGGAACTGAAGTCATTTATAAACTTTCACTATGGTGCAAATTCTTGGAATGAGATTTTGCATATGGAAAAAGAGATAAGACTGCAAAGAAAGAAAGAGATTTACGAAAGACAAGAGATGATACGCAAGATATGGGAAGGCGTAGGCTGGGTTTTATTATTCTGCACGATTGTTGGTTTTATCTTTGTTCTTGCATGGTTATACAAGGAGAGCAGATGAAACAAAAAAAATTACAAGATAAATCTAAATATGCTTCTTACGACATCAATCAAGACGGAGTAGTTAGTGATGAAGAATTTGAGCATATGGCAGAGATTAAAAGACTTGAACATGATCTCAGAAAACAGAGAGCGCAAAGACGAATGGCAACTGCCAGTTTGGTTGCTATGGCTACTTTTACTGCTGCAATGTTCTTTGTTGATCTTGAAAGAGTCAAAGCCTTGGCAGATATTTCTAATCTTTTTTACATCACAGGTGGTGGTATTGTCGCTGCTTATATGGGTGCATCAGCTATAATGAATAGGAATGGAAAATGAAACCAGCGTTTCTGCTCATGTGCTATCTTGCAGGAAATCCAGCAGGTACATTACATTTTCAGTCGGTAAAAACAGCAGATTATTTCAAGTCGTATCTTGACAATCAATCTGTTACAATAGGCCAAGAAACAAAAAAGTATGATTGTTTTGTAAAACTTGTTAAAGTAAATGAACAAATGAGGTTATGGTAATGTTACAAGCGTTAATAGGCCCAGTTAGTAAACTTGTTGGTAAGTTTATCGAGGACAAAGATCAGAAAAATAAATTGGCACATGACTTAGCTACGCTTGCTTCAAGGCATGCGCAGGAACTTGCCAAAGGGCAGATAGCTGC